AACGATTCTATTTCAATTGAATTATGTAATGAAAATGAAATCCTTAAACCTATTCCACCACTTGAATTAACAGAAAAAGAAAATGATGTTATATTACATATTAATGAATTAGCTAAACCATTAAACGAAAATGAATCTACATCTCATAAACGTTTAATGTTAACTTCTAAAAACTTATATTCTTATCAATGTATTTTAAATTGTGTAAGTACTAATTTTAATAATTATAACAATGTATCTGAACAGCTTGCATATTATTATGATTTAACAAGTCTTACAATATTAAATAAATCTGTTGAAGTTGGTGATGTAATTCCCTACGAAGGTGATGATGGTAGAATTATAATAAATATTATTATTAAATCCAAAAATTTTGATATACCCACAGAAAGTGATGTAATTAAATGTTTAGAAAATTTGAATGTTTATTTACAACAAAATGATATAAATGTGTTACATTTACCTCCAATACTATCAGGGTATGATAAATTTACATGGGCTACCGTTGAAAAATTAATCACTAAATACGTCACATATCCATTAATTATATTTGTACATAAAAATAAATTTGAAGAATTTTCATATTACTCAGAAAATTCAGAAATTTTAAACAATCGATTATTTAAATTAAAATTTGATGATACACCGATATCAAATTATGCTAATATATGTGTATCAATGTTTAATAACTTTGATGGTGAAGACCATTTAACGAGAAGCCTATTAAATGAATATCCGGAAATTAGGTTCATTGAAAACACAACAATAGGTACAGCACAATTATTAGTTACAGAATCTTTACATAGGATTATCATTTTGTTTGTTTCCGATTCAAATAACATTGACGATAGATTAGAAAGTTTTAAAAATTGTTTTCATTCACTAAAACAAATGTGTGTAAAAGATAACATCAATGAAATACACATACACCAAAACAATATCATAAGATTATTTAATATTCATAATTTTATGTCAACAATTGAATTAAACTTTATAGGAATCGATTTCACATTTAAATTACATCGTAAAGATATGAAATTCCGAAAATTAATGTTGTCCATTGAATTATTTGATTTTAAAGTTATAGAGTCACGTGATTTTCCAAACAACGAAATTTTAAATCAATTTAGAACTGGTCAATGTGCACTTCAAAGTTTTTACGAGGCAATGAAAATAAAACAACCAATAAATAGATATCTTAATCATGTTATGATTAATCTAATCGAAGCATTACCTGAATCAACGCTAAACATTAAAATTATTCAAGATTATATATTTAAAGGTATATGGTTCACAAGTCACATTTCTGATTTTACATTAACAATACTATCATATATTTATAAAGTAGATATTTCCATAACAACTATAGAACAAAAATATTTAATTGGCTATATCCCACGATATGATAAAACAGTTGACATTTACTACACGGGTACAGGTAAATGTGGTCATTATTCATCAAGACCATCCGCTGGTGCTATTGATAAATTTCCGAAACTAATTGATAATGTTTTAAAAGATATCAATGGTATTAAAAACATAATAGAATTAAGTTGTGCACCTGGTTATTTAATTAATATGTTACAAGAAAAACATAAACTTAATTGTATCGGATTAATATATAAGAATGAAAATATCAAACTTACACAACTTAATAAATCAATTAAATATTTTGAATATAATGATGATTTGAAAAAATTTGATTTATTCACAAAACAGTACCAACCAATTAATACATTGATAATATGTGATGCTGCTTCATCTACATCTAGTGAAAACATCATAGACACTATAATTCCAAAAATACCTTTTATAGAAAGTCATAATTTTTTAATCAAAATATTTTCATATACAGAATTATTATATAATTTAATGGATCATTTTGAAAAACATTTCGTTTATGAAACCATAAAAGATTCAGAAGAAAGATATATTTTAATGGTTAATTATAATTTAAAACCATTTGGAAAATTAATTAATATTAAAAAAGATTTTTGTAAATGTTATTATGACTTTAAAATACCAAAATCTATTTTAGTTGACAAATTTATTGAAAATTTCTACAACGATGAATTCAAACATTTTAAATGTTTTTATAAGAATAATAAACCAACGAACGATTTTGTTGTTCGAATTTTCAGTGGGTTTGCTTCTAGTGGTAAAACAACTAAAGCTGTAGCATATTATAAAGATAGAAAAATACAATATGGAGAAAATTTTATTATGGTAGCACCAACTTGTGAATTACGTGATTATCATATACAAAAATACGATGTTAAATCATGTACACCACATATGTTTTTCAAAACATATTCTAACGAAAATCATGTTTTAATTGATGAAATTTCACAATTCCCAATTGAATTTTTCCATATGATTAATAATTGTTTCAATTGTAATATCGTTTTATTAGGTGATGTTCAACAAACACCTTATGTTAATTACATTGATCATACAAAATATACAACATGTAAAAATGTTGGTATACATAATAATATGTCTTTAGTCCATTCTATACCACAAGATATCATTAAAATAATTAATCAATGCTTCAAATTTAATTTAACTAGTACATCAAAAGTTGAAAAGAGTATTTTCCATTATGATTCACCAAGTCTTGAAGCATTACGTGATTATGTACATATTGCCTTTAATAATGATACTGTTTTAAATTTAAAAAATGATGGATATAACGCAATGACCATAACTGCTGCAACTGGACAACGTATTGCACGTGTTGCTTTTCATATTGATGCACATGCTCTAAATTCTGATTTAGCAAATCGAACTGAATGGGTGTATGTTGCTTTAAGTAGACATACTGACACACTTGTCACAGTTAACAACCCACTTGATCGAATACTAAATATCCATGGCACAAAAATTGAATTATTTTCACAACATAATCAAATTAAATTCCACAATGAAAGTAGATATTTACCAGAAAAATTTAAATTGTCAACAGTCCCATGCATTATACCAACTTTTAAAATAGATTTTGCCACAATCACATCAATTTTGGATAGAATTGTAAAACCTTATAATAGCATGTACAATTCATTTGCCTATTTAGAATCTAATCAAATTGATGCAGTTAAATCAGGTAGTATTAAGATGGATTTACAATTTGCAGCAAGTGAAAATTTGAATATTAAAGGTTTTCGGTTACCATCAGGACAAAAATATGTTCGAGAACAATTTAATATTAGCAAACGAGCAACCATTTCAACTATGATTACAAGATATTTATCAAAAACACCAAGTATAAATGGTAAGAAATTAGAAATTCAAATAGAACAATTAAAAATAGGCTTTATGCGAACAATATATGGTAAAATTGTCCCAGAACAAAAATTGAAAGAAGATTTATTTCTCGGTGATAATGATTTATTATTTTGTGCTACTGATTATTTACAAGCCTTAGGAAAGAAAATTGGTGAAAATCAAACAAAATTGAAAGAAATTTTAGATATGGATTTTGATTTTTTACAAGATCTTAAAATTGATTTTTTTATGAAGAAACAAGCAAAATTTGATTCCAAAGAAGGTTTTGATACATCAAAGAAAGTAGGTCAAGGCGTAGCTTCAGTAATGAAATCATTAAATGTTTTATTATCTGCTTATGGTAGAGCACTTATGAAAAGAATACCAGAAATATCAAAAAATAATAAACATCCTTTTTATCTCTTTACACATGGTTCAGACAAAGATATCAGTGATCAATATAAACAAGGTATTCAAGGTCACAAATATGAAGATTATTTGTGGATTTGTAATGATTTTTCAGAATGGGATGCACATTATAACAATACCTTTACTGAACTTACATGCTATATACTTGAATGTTGTGGTTTAGATAGAAGAATAATTAATTGGTATAGAATAAACAGAAAACAATGGCGCATGGTTTGTTTTACAAAAGAAGGAAAAATTGTTATCAAAGGAAGTGATAAACAATTTTCAGGAGGACCTCTTACCATTTTTGAAAATTCTATTCTCAATGCAACTTTAATGAACACAATCTTTAAATTCACTGATTTAATTCTTGCAGGCTATAAGGGTGATGATAGTGCAAATTTCGCAAAGAGTGCCACATTAACACCTATCGGTAAACGCTTTATTGAAGATAATAACCTATTACTTAAAAAACATGCTTCCAAATTTGGTGAATTTGCTGGTTTTTTCATGACACCATATGGATTTTTTCCTGACGTGGTTCGACAAACAGCAAAATTCATATCAAAAACTTATAAAGATAACAAACACTTTAATGAAGCATTACAATCTGTCCAAGAAAAAATTACAGTCGTCGATGATATTGACCAATATTGTTATGGTAGTGTTGTTGCAGCTCAACATTATCATTGTACACAACAAGATATAAAATGTTTATTTACGTTTTTACAACAATCAAGATCAGTTAAATTTAGTTCTTTAGAAGAGGTTTGTTTAGGAACTTTAAAAATTCCTGATGCAACAAAATATTAATATTTAATTATGATGAATCCTGAAATGCCCGTTTAGACGCTTATGCGTAGTTAGTCGTATATTAAGTACCAATGGCTTTATATGACCAGAGACTATTTATCTAAACTGTGAGTGCTGGTACATTCATCTTTCTTTTATTTTATTTAATTTAGTTTAGCTGAAGAAAATAATTATATATTAAAATTTCACCTTCTTTAATTCTATTTTAATTTTACCAAAACTTTAAACATTCGATTTACCATCATGTTTCTACTTATAAATAATTAACGAATATAATAATACATTTTATTAAATTTTCTTTTAAATATATATCATGGAAAGAGATAATTTAGTTGCTGATACTGTAACCGGTTCAGGTTTTCTCAAATGTGCATTCGCTGCATCTTCTTTTTCATCAGATAACAATGCTGGAATACCTGATTCTTTTTCTGGAAAAACTATCGTTAAATCACATCGTATTACAGGTTCACTTTCAATGACTTCATCAGTTGACGCGTATATTTTATTATTGCCTACCCCTGGTTATGCTTATTGGCAAGCAGTTGTTGCAGCAGGTACACCTCCAACACAAAGTACTGTTTGGACTGGTGTTAAATTTACAGATACCGACACAATTTTTCCTTCAGCACTTTCAACACTCAATTTTACTCAATTTCGTATGATATCAAATGTGATTGAAATAATTTGTGTTTCCAACGCAACACAGTGGTCAGGAAGTATAACTGCATGGAAATTCCCAACTACATTTAATGTTGTTGGTCAAACAACTCTAAATGCAAACCAAACTAATTTATATCAAGTTAATGGATTACAAAATGCAACAGTTCCACCTGGTATGTGCCATACATCTGCTCAAGATTTAGGTTTATATGCAACTTGCTATCATTCATCACAAGAGTTTATTTTTAAACCAATTTTAAATAATTGTTTTGCAAATAGACTTGATTCAGATTCATATGGTTACCTAAATTCTGAAATTTTTGGATTTGATCATGATATGGAAGGTTTGTGTATATGTATTCATAATTCAACAACAAATTTTGTTGCAAAAAGTTGGCAATCTGTTGAATACCAAGTTAACATGTCTTCATCACTTTATGATTATGCAAAAATATCTGCACCCAAAGATGAAAAGGCTCTTAAAACTTATCATGAAATTACAAAGAATTTTCCTATATGTTTTATTTCATCAGATGCAAATAGAATGTGGGATTATATTTTAAAAATCTTTAAGAAATATAATTAATTATTTTTAAATTAATTTATTTCAATTTTATTTTATTTATTATTATTATTTATTTTAAAACTTAATCACCAATTAAAAAAAATATTTAAACAATCGATTTACCATCATGTTTATGAATTTATAAAATAATTAAAATGTCTCTCGTACCATATGTTGCCCCAAGAAATAATAAAAACAACAATAACAAGGTTGCTAAAAGAATGAAATCATCAAGAAGTAACGTGATGAAACCAATTAACCAAGATCGTATTGTTTCAAATACTGATTCAGGTGCTGGTTTTCTAAAATGTGCTTTTGCTGCGCCTGATTTTGCATCAGAGAATAATGCTGGTATACCAGATACTTACTCTGGTAAAACTATCGTTAAATCACATCGTTTATCAGGTACTTTATCAATGACTACCGCAACAGATACTTACATATTATTATTACCAACACCAGGTTATGCATACTGGAAAACAAGTGTTGCAGCCGGAACACCTCCTACACAAACAACTGTCTGGACAGGTGTACCATTTTCAGATACTGCTTCAGTCTTTCCTACAACACTATCAACTACAAACTTTACACAATTTCGAATGGTTTCAAATATTTTTGAATTGAAATGTACATCAAACGCGACACAATGGTCTGGCAGCATTACAGCTTGGAAATTTCCAACTACATTTAATGTTGTTGGACAAACCACGTTGAGTGCTACTCAGACGAATTTGTATCAAGTAAATGGTTTACAAAACGCTTCAGTTCCACCTGGTATGTGTTACTCCACTACACAAAACATGGGTATTTATACACCATGCTTTCATCTCACTGAAGAATTTATATTCAAACCTGTGCACAACAACTGTTTTGTTAATCGACTTGATTCTGATTCTTACGGTTATCTAGATTCAGAATTATTCGGTTATGATAATGATATGGAAGGTATGTGCATTCGTGTTCAAGCATCAAATACAACATTCCTCACTAAAAATTGGCAATGCGTTGAATATCAAGTTAACATGTCATCCGCTTTATATGATTATGCAAGAATTTCAGCTTCAAAGGATGAAAAAGCATTAAGAACATATCATGAATTTACTAAAAATTCACCTCTTGCTTTCACATCATTTGAAAATGATACAATGTGGGAAAGAATAATTAAAATGTTTATGGGTGCAACTTCTGCAGCTTCATTTATGCCTGGACCATATGGTGCAGTCGCAGGTGGCTTAAATGCAGTTGGTGCTGGATTACAAGCAATTTTATTATAAATTCATTTATTAAAAATTTACATATCGAAGGAAAACGATCATAACTGCTAGAAACAGGGCTATAAGCTAACCAAAAATAAATTCATTCCACTGGGGTTTGAATCACAATCACCGAGGTTTTCCCAGTTTCCTCATATAGTTTAAAAATTTCTATATTATCTTTATTTTATTTATTGTAATACTCG